CTAACGGCAGTAGAACAGTTCGATACTGGGAAGAAATTTCTCCTTATTTCGATGACATACAAATTAGTGTACATCATGAATTTTTAGACCTAGAGCATTTGGTTAAAGTTGCTGATGCAATATATCAAACCAATCAAACGGTATTAACTGTGAATGTTCTTATGGATCCTGATCACTGGAACAAATGTGTTGCCGTTGTTGACTATCTTAAACAACACGGCGAGCCTTGGATGCTTTCTCTAATGAATGTACAGTATGATGGTTTGACCAGATATACAAAAGATCAAGAACAGTATATGCAGATCAAGAATGTTAGAATGCCACCGATGGAATGGGTTGATGGCCTTATAGCCAAAGGCAAGTTAGTTAGAGATAGAAATGTTAATAAATCAATAGCCACATTCAATACTGGCGAGCAATTAGAAGTTGATGGTTATTATTTAATTGCCAACAAATTAAACAGTTTCTTAGGATACAAATGTAATCTCGGTGTTGACCGTTTTTTCATTGACAAGACTGGTAGAGTATCTGGCGCTTATGGCTGTGAAATATTTGACGATAAATTAAATATCAACCACGATAACTTTGACGAAATTTTGTCAGCCGCAGAAATTAAACCGATTATCTGTCAACAGACAATTTGTCCCTGTAGTACAGAAGCAAGGTTGACAAAAGAATTATGAATATAGACTTAGATCACCTACACCACTGGATGCAGGCCATTAGGCAAAGTTCTGACCCTATGCGAACTATGGATGCATTTTGGCAAGGCCAATTAAAAAGCAAGGTTTGGTTGATTAAAAATTTAAGAAAACATGTCAAAAAATTTGTCACAATAGACATTCATGGCGGGTGGGTCGGAACATTAGCCAGCATGTTATTTCAAAGCGATGTTCCGGTTATGTCAATACGCAGTATTGATATTGATCCTAGCTGCGAACTTATTGCTGTTAACATGAATAAGATTGAAGAAATGGTTGGAAAGTTCCGAGCCATTACTGCTGACATGTGTTCAATAACCAGCGATGCAGATGTAATTATCAATACCAGTTGCGAACACATAACACAAGAACAATTTGATTTATGGAAATCTAACATGTCTCTAACTAGTATGTTGGTATTGCAAAGTAATAATTATAATATTCCGGAGCATGTAAGAATAGCAAACACACTTGAAGAATTTAAAAGTCAATGCGATATTGATGTGATATGGGCAGGAGAATTAGATTTACCGTTGTATAAAAGATTTATGATTATAGGAAAACGAAATGTATAAGTTAAAAGACATAACTTCTGTTCATTTAGAAATAACTTCTAAATGTCAGGCCAAGTGTCCTATGTGCCCTCGAAATCTACAAGGAGGGAAAGTAAATCCTTTTATTACTTTGGACGAAATAACCATTGAACAATTTAAAGAATGGTTTCCTATTAGTTTTGTTAAACAACTTAAGAAACTGTTCATGTGCGGCAACCTTGGAGATCCAATTGTTGCCAAAGATACCCTAGAAATATTTCAGTATCTTAGAGAAAACAACAACAGCATGGCACTTCATATGCACACCAACGGCAGCGGAAGAAACGTTAAATGGTGGACAGAATTAGCTAGACTAGATGTGTTTGTTATTTTTGGAATCGATGGATTAGGAGATACACACAGCATCTATAGAATCAATACCAATTGGGAAAAGATAATAGAAAATGCCAAAGCATTTATTGATGCTGGCGGTAAGGCACGTTGGGATATGATCGTATTTCAACACAACGAGCATCAAGTTGATGCTTGTAGAGAGTTAAGCAACGAATTGAAATTCTCTGACTTTACAATAAAACACACTAGTCGTTTTAGAGATGGAAAACTAAATGTCCTCGACGACGAAGGAAAAACAGTTAATGTATTATATCCGACAGAATACAGCAAGTCGATGATCAGTAAGGTTAAGCAAGCCAAAGCAGAAATATTGCCAATCATACACTGTAAAGCCAAATCTGATCAACAAATTTATGTAAGTGCTACAGGCATTGTGACACCTTGTTGTTGGACAGATATTTCTTATGATGTGCCTGTAGCAGAGTCAAGATACAACTATATAGACACAATCGGATATTGGCCATCTTTACACAAACAATCTCTGTCTGAAATTTTCGACAGCGGGTATTTTGAATCAATTGAAAAGACGTGGGACACCTGTGGCCTTAAGGTATGTTCTAAACAATGCGGATCGTTTGACCGTATGAATGCCCAATGGGTGGAGAGAAGCAAGACATGAAAAAACCAATAGAAATTATTAACAATGATTACAGTGATTATCTTCATTTGGAATATTCTCTGACCAATGTCTGCAATTATAAATGTTGGTATTGTGGCCCAGAACTAAACAGCGGGACTATACGCTTTCCTGAAAATTATGATTTACTAATAAAAAACCTGGATCATGTTCTTTCAGTCTATAGAGAGCATTACAATAAAAAAAGAATTAGGATTAACCTAATTGGAGGCGAACCAACACTATGGCCTAAGATCAGCGACTTTGCCAAACACTATTATGAACAAGGTGTAAAAATAACTATGGCAACCAACGGTTCAAGAACTGCACGTTGGTTCCGAGAAAATGCTAATTTCTTTGATGACATACATGTTAGCATACATCATGAATTCTGTGATCCTGATCACATAATTGAAATCTTAGATATCATGTATTATGAAACAGATGTTTTAGGAAATGCATCTATATTAATGGATATAAATCATTGGGACAAATGTGCTGCTATCGTAGACAAACTAACAGCACATCCAACTCCTTGGGTATTCAAAGTCAAGCCTATATTCATAAATGGTCAAATGGAACAGTATACTCCAGAACAACTAGAGTACATTAGAAGTAAAGTTAGAAAAAAGCCGCCTCAAGAATATATCGATAAACAAATTGCCTTTGGTAGGATATCAAAAAATCCTCCTGATATACAGGTAAAATTTGACGACGGGTCGGTTTCTGATTATAAAACATTTGATCTATTTGAAAATGATTGGTATCATTTTACAGGATGGAAATGCAATGTTGGGATTGATAGACTAGGAATAAACGGAAAGCATGACATCGTGGGCTTTTGTGGACAGGATAATATCTACGGATTAGATAAACCGTTGTCGATGTTTGATCCGGATCTATCATCGAAGTTCACTCCTGATCTAATTAGTCCTACAATATGTGAACAGGTATCCTGTACATGTCCATCAGATACTAAAGTATCTAAGATAAAATTTTATGACAGATAAATTATGGTGCCCTATACCTTGGAGTCATATTGCTGTAAAGAGCAACGGTTCTTTACGGATTTGTTCCCATAGTCAAAGCGGTGGAAATAAAAATACACTTCTTGAAAAGGACGGGCGTGTTCTTCGTATTGATGATTTAAAAGATAGTGATGTTTTAAATTGCGATACATTAAAGGATGTAAGAAAACAATTCATCGATAATAACTGGCCCGAACAATGCAGGCGCTGTAAAATAGAACAAGAATCTGGCAAGCGTAGTCGTAATCAATGGGAAGCAACCATGTATGATTTTACCAGAGAGGACGCAGAAAAAATAACGCTAGAAGATGGCACCATAACAGACAAGCGTGTATTGTCTATGGATCTACGATTGGGTAATAAATGCAATCTTCAATGTGTTATGTGTTATCCTGGTGAAAGCAATCAATGGTATAAGATACAAGAACAAATTACAGGTTCTAAAATCTTTATGATTGACAGTGAAAAATACAGCATCGATGATTACGAACACTTCACTTGGTGTGATCAAGAAGCCTATTATCAACTATTAACTGATCATGCACAATATGTAGAAAAGATTAAGTTTGGTGGTGGCGAACCTTTTCTGGTTAAAGCACACGCTGTCTTTCTACAAAACCTAATTGATAGAGATCTTGCAAAAAATATTGAATTAGAATACAGCATAAACGTAACTGTACTCCCAGAAAGATTCTTAGATTTGATTTCTAAATTTAAAAATTCTAAACTTTGTTGTTCAGTTGACGGTTATGGAGAAGTTAAT